CACTATGGATACTCTGATGTATAACGGTCCTGGGAAAGTCACGATTCACCGTCAAACGGAGAAGCGTGTGTGGTTCTCAGGTGCTTACACGTACTTCTACGACCAGGGGTCTGACCTCTGGAGTAGACTTGCGCGTAACGAGCAGAATGCAAACAAACTGCTCGGGCTCCGGCTTACGCCGGACCTCATCTGGGAACTCTCTCCCTGGAGCTGGCTCGCTGACTGGGCTACGAATGCAGGTGATGTTATGACTAACATCTCTGCATTCTCCCGCGACGGGCTCGTGTTGCGCTGGGGTTATGTCATGATGACCTATAAGGTCACAGACACCCACGAAGGTACGTACCCCCTTGGCGGGGGCGGATCCTTCAATGCGAAGCAAGTATTCACTACTACAGTGAAGATGCGTCGCATGGCAACACCCTACGGATTCGGCCTGGACCCTGGCTGGACTGACCTTAGCGGTCGCCAGTTGGCCATCCTCGGCGCCCTCGGAATTACTCGTGGGCGGTAAACACCGAGATGACAAGCGAAAGGATAACGATCAGCTTGCGCTGACGCTCCTTACGCTTTGGTTTGCCCTTGTCGGTTTTCTATACACCGGCATCTGGCTAACCTTTTAGGGGTCCAAACACCCCACCTAGCAACCAGCTAGGTGGGTCCAACCTGTAGGAAGGCACGTCACGTGTTCACCGATCCTCAGTCCATCACTATCAATGCGGTTGCCAATACGCTTCCGCGTACTGGCGTTGGCGCCTCTTCGGCATCCTATTCCAAGGATGACGGAAACGTCAAGCTGTCTGTCTCGCACTCTTATGGTAAGAGGACGCGACGGACGGCCCGCATTGATTTCCGGAAGACTGCTGCGGACCCGCTGTTCCCGGCTCAGAACACTCCGTTTTCGATGAGTACTTACATCGTTGCGGATGTTCCTACTGTCGGGTTCACGGTTACGGAGCAGAAGCAGATCATCGACGCGCTTAGCGCGTGGCTGACTGCGTCTTCCGGCGCCAATGTCACCAAGTTGCTTGGTGGCGAGAGCTAACACGATTGGCGGGGAATCACTGTGAAGTGGTTCCTCGCCTTCGTGGCCTTGTTAGAGATAACAGGGTCATTTATCGTGTTGACTCTTGGCGATCTGATGGCTGCGTGGAGGGGTCGATACCCTATCCGCGACCAACCATGGGATCCGGACACATGTGACAGGTCATAGCCTACCTCTTCTATTAGGAAGGGGGGCCATGAAAAGGATCATGTGCCTCTTGCAGGAGGTTCTCCTTGACAGGGGAACCTGGTGTGGCGTCAGCACCGACCTTGATCTCAAAAGGATCAAGGCCAGAGTTGAACACGAGGGGCAATCGTTTCTGACGATTGCCCTGCCGAACTATGGAAAGGGCTTCGAAAAAAGCCTTGACCAAGGGTTCGTCGACAGTAAGATGTTTTCGATCTCCTCACGGAGTCGAACTCATCGCGGTCTCCCTGCCCTATTGGAGGGTTTCCTCTGTTTCGTGTTCGATTCGGACTCTGGACAGTTGCTTGATGAACCATCCGCAGACGCCATTCAAGCCATACGTCAGATCACTCTGATGTGGGGCAAGATGGCAGCCGAGACGACCAAAAGTCGAAACGACTACACTCTGCGGCAGTTCCTCAAGTGTGAGCAGGAGGTCCGCCAGGCGGATGCAATGCGAACTGAAGCGGATATTTCTCGCTTCAAGCGTATTGCTACGCTGCTCTGGGGCGACGTGTTGCAACGCGTAGATGAAGACATCTTCTACGGTCGCATCGTCCCGAAGCACGGCCCAGGCACAACTGCTGAAGGTACTGTCGGAAACGACAAGTACCGACAGTCCTTGTGGACTGAGCGGCTGGAACAGGTGTTTCCATCCTTGGATTACCTGTTTCCGTCATCCAGCTATTATCATCAGCTGGATCAGGTGGAACTCCTCGAACCCGGAGCAGAACTTCCCGTGAGGGTCGTTACTGTTCCTAAGACGCTCAAGGCACCTCGAGTGATCGCGATCGAACCGCTGTGTATGCAATATGCACAGCAGGGCGTTCTCGAATCGCTCGTGGGCCATCTGGAAGGGCCTGACAACCCTCTCAGATGGCTTATCGGATTTCAAGACCAGGAGCCTAACCGGCGAATGGCCTTGGAGGGTTCCCTGTATGGGGAACTCGCTACGCTCGATTTGAGCGAAGCCTCCGATAGAGTCTCGAATCAGCTCGTACGCGAGCTTGTTGCTCACTGGCCGAATGTTGCTGCGGCCTTTGATGCAACTCGCTCGCGGAAGGCTGATGTGCTTGGCAAGACTTACCGTCTCGCCAAGTTCGCCTCTATGGGTTCGGCGCTTTGCTTTCCTGTGGAAGCCATGGTCTTCGCGACCATCATCTTCTGCGGGATCGAAGAAGCGCTCAACTGCCAGTTGACGAAGCGTAAGATTAACTCTTACGCTCGTCGGGTGCGTGTCTATGGAGACGATATCATCGTCCCCACAGACTTCGCCGAACAGGTTGTGGGAAAGCTCGAAGATTTTGGTCTTCGAGTCAATACCGGCAAGTCTTTCTGGACTGGGAAGTTCAGAGAGTCTTGCGGCAGGGAGTACTATGACGGTCACGACGTCTCCATCGTTCGTGTCAGAAGTATGCTCCCTTCCCAACCTGGGGACGCTCACGAGCTTGTCAGCACTGTTTCTCTGCGTAATCAGCTGTACTTCGCTGGTTACTGGAGAACGTGCAGGTGGCTCGACGAATGGATTGAGAATCTGATTCCCTTTCCACACGTCGGACCGGACAGCTCGGTGCTGGGCCGGCACTCCTTACTAGTCTCGTATGAGACCCAGAGGATGTGTCCCCGAACCCATGCTCCCCTTGTCAGGGGGCGTGTCGTCTCGGCTGAGCTACCTCCAAGTTACTTGGAGGACTCAGGTGCTCTGCTCAAGTACTTCCTGAAGCGAGGGGTCGAACCCATCGCCGACGCGAAGCACTTGGAGCGTTCTGGACGTCCTCGTACCGTCCGCACCAAGACGAGGTGGGCCCGGCCGTTTTAATAACGGTCGGGCTGGCGGGTGATCAATAGCCCGTCAGATGAGGAGGCTGTTAACAGCCTACCTTCTCAGGCGATAGCCCATCGAGAGATGCGCGATTCGCTGAGGAGGTGTACTGCTA